TCAATTTTATCATCTATCGTCATATTCATACACAGCACTGCAATATGGACACACCATTTCAGTCTCCTCCTCTTTCATTGTTAGATATATTAATGGATGGCCATCAGCAACACTCATGCCTTCCACAATTAAGCCATCGCAAGTAAATGTTCTAGATTTTGTTTTTAGTTTTATCATGTTATATTTTCTAGATCTATTATTTTGTTAACCACTTTATCGGGATTATTAATCATTTTAGCAGTCCGCTTTGCATATTGTAAAATGTTATCATCGTTTATGTTACTTGGACTTACATTGAATATTTTTAAATCCTTTGTGTTGTGGGCCAGTCCGGCTTGCTGACTCATAGATCTTAAAGATGCGTATGGCATATGCAATCTATGATTTTGTGGCCACTGTGTGATCGAACTTGTCACTTCACATATTGTACAATTGATTTTCTGCTTGTAAAAATAGGAATATAATCTTATTTTCCATAACCATACTGGTAAGAATGCTTCTAACATTTTTTTGTATTCGTTATCATCAGCATCAGTTTCTATGGCAACATTTTGTTCTAATTTAATGTTTATAAAAATTTTGTTAGGCATATCTGTTTGTTGATCAATAAACTTGTCAAAGGAATCATTGTAATTTATATTTGCTCTTCCAAAAATTTTCACATTGTTGAACTGACTTGCAACTGCTTTGGAATATTCTGAAGATGAACCTATTATCCAGATCATTCTATGCCTGCTTCCTTTAATGTGTTTCTTACAAAATCTCTGTCTTCATCACGTTTTTTAAATGTACGTTTCCACCATTCTGGATCTATTATTTCATATATGATTTTAATTTGGTCATCGTGCATGATGGTCAACATGTCTTTGCCTGTTTCACAATTTAGTAACACCCATGGAGATATTCTACCGTTGGCAATCATCTGTGTTACTCGATTCAAATTTACATATTTAAAAAAGTCTTCTATTCTTGCATCTTCTTGTTCGGCCCATTCTCCCATTGCAATAATTGTTCTGTTTAGTGCTTGTGGTACTGCTTCTGTTCTAACCAATTGTTTGATATACGAATCAACCGTGCCTTGCTTGGCCCATGAGTCGACTCTGATCTTTGATGTGCATAGCCAATCAATAAATGCTCCTATCTCAACAGGAGTGTTAGCTGTGATAAATTCTGCTGTCTTTATAAATGCTCTGTAGTATTGTGATTGTGCAAAGTCTGTAAATTGTTTTGGTTTCTGATTAGCAAAATTTATTTCATAGAACCTTCTAAATATTTCAAATGCTAACACATGGACTTTGTTGTCTTTTTGACTCCAGCGTCTCTTAGGCTCGCACATATGTATATCCATAGTTTTTTGTCGTGCGAACGTTTTGTTGCAATACTGACAAGTTGGCATAATGTTTATTTTAACATCTTTTCTAAGTTCTTGTAAAATGTATAATCACCTCCTATAAACAAACAAGCCATTAAAAAAGTAGATGGCATAACTCCTGCGAATATCATCATAAAACCAACAAGGAAAATTTGTTGTTGCACATGATAAAATATGTAGAGTTTAACTAATTTTTGTGGGACAGCATAAGATAGATAATCATTCACTAATTAACTCCTCAGCCATTGGAAATATTTTTGCAATTACTTCAGCACAGGCGTGAGCAATATCCATGTGTTCTTTTTGTGTGCCATGCCCACCACGTAATTCAATATAATGTATCCAACTTCTTAATGTGCCATTCATATATAATCTTGTTTTTGTAAGTCCTTCTGGTAAAACTGCTCTTGCTTGTTCTTTGGCAATGCCTTTATCAAGTGCATTGTTATACACAGTCTTTGCAGTTTCTATAATGTGTTTTTGCTGAGCATCCCACCAGAGTTGCAATTCCATATCAGCAGTTGCAATACTATTTTGTCTGTTAGTTGGATCTTGCATTCTTGCTTCTCTTACTTCAAATGTATCATCCATGTCTTGTGGATTTGCATACCGCTGTGAAAATTCTTGGAAGGAAAAAGATCTATGTCTTACAATTTGATGTGCTATATCTCTAGTGGTGTTAATTTCTAAACAAGCAGAAACCATTTCAAGTGGCGACCAGTGTTGATGTTTTATCAAATATCTAATTAGTTTCTCTGATGTGTCTTTATTTTTCTGATTGCTAGGATTACTCACTCTCGCACAGTAAGCCACCATCTCAGTCACATCCATGTCAGTTTCAAATGATTGCGGTAGTTGTGAATATGAAATAAGTTTTGCTATCAATGTTTGCTCCCAGAATGCATTTCTTGAACCTGATCAGTTAACTCATACATAGTATCACAAAAGGCTTTATACTCATCATCTGAAAGTGATGTCTTGTATAATCTTAATGCGGAATTCAGCATGTTGGCCGCTATGATCATTGAATCGTATTTCTTAATCCAATCTAATGTTTGTGACCAAACTATTTCGTTCGCTTCTACTATAAGTTGTTTATCCTCCGCCTCAAGATCAAATTCAAATTGATCACTCATAATACTATCCACCCCTTTAATAATGCTGTACAAAGACCAATGAATGGTATGAAACCAAATAAGAACCAAATCAATCGTTCTTTATTACTCATGCTCACCGCCATGACCTCGTGTTAGAATACCGTCTATTCTTTGTTTGCGTACTTGTTTGAAATAAAATGCTGTCAATACAGTCATTGTTATAAACAATGCGTGTGCTATCGCAGAGATGCCAAATGCGTATATACTTTCAATAATGTATATGCCAAAGACAGCAGACCACATCCATGCTAGTATTTGCATAGACATAAATTTTACTTGGAACGGAAGATCTTTCAGTGCATTAACCTTGTCGTCCATAATAGCATCATAAGATTCTTTAATATCTTTTTTCATGTAAATCTCCTTGTTAAAATTATATTATACAACAAATACCACAGTTGTCAATCAGCAGTATAATCATTACCGTCAAACAAATCTGTCTTATCTGCTATTTTACTTGCTTCTTCATAACCTGGCATTGGATCTTTTTGTTCAGTAATAACATTGTCATACCATTTATCTGCATATTCCTTATTAATGTTCGTCCAGTGAATGATGCTGTCTGAGTCTGGTTTTATTGCGTCCTCAGGACATTCAGGCTCACAAACACCACAGTCTATACATTCGTCTGGGTGGATGACTAGCATGTTTGGCCCTTCGTAGAAACAATCCACAGGACACACAGACACACAGGTTGTGTGTTTGCACATGATACATTTGTCATCCACCACATAAGTCATTAGTGTATTTAGATTTTCTTCCTTAAATGATCTATGTCAGTAGATACACTGCGGAGATCATCTTGCATTTGTGTAAAACGTATTCTTATCATTTTTATATTCTCTCTTATTCTACCTAGCAAATATGCTAGATATAACATCAATAAAAACGTAATAAACAATGTTACAAATTCTATTATTTCTGATCCCATACAAACCTCCTAGGATAATGGTTATAACTTATTATACACTGGCGTGGTAAAATGTCAAGTAATGCCGTGATCTTTTTTGAGTGCTGTAAACTCTTTGGTGCTCATGGTTGCGTCTAATAAATCTAGATCTACCTGTTTAGCAGTTGGGTATAACTCTTGTAATTCTTTCATTTTAGATTTGGTAGATCCTGTTTTCTTTTTAGGGTATATCCATTTGTGAAACAATACAAAAGTTGATCCACACATGGCACTCAGTTTCCATAATAGTCCTTTATGGTTTTTAGAAAGAGTCCACAGATGTTTATTGATATTTGAATTGGCTTCTTCGATATAAAACTCTTGCACAGCACGGTCTTTGTGTTCGACTGACGCAGTCCATTTTAAAGTCATATACGGTGAATATAATTTTTTGTCTTCTTCTGACAAATTTTGAAACCAGTTTTTATCTCTGGTATCAACTGCTCTCATCATTTGTTTTATATCTAAAAACTTACCAGCCATAAACTATTATAACATAATTACTTGCCTATGCCAATCATTTCTAATCATGATCAATCTTGGAGTTCATATCAACAAGTAGAACAGATTTACAAACAGATGTCTAATGAAAAAACTACGGTGATTGATACACAATGGATGGATCCTGATGAACTGGATGTGCATGTAACCAAGTCGTTGAATGATAATCAAAAGGTAGTGATAATGAACTGGTGGGATGAAATGAGGGGCGACTTTCGGCGTGAATTATACAAAAATAAAGATGTATTGGTATTGCTGAATGAATGGGTATGGTTAAAAAACTGCGAACAAAATTTTGCTCAGTATACATGGGACCAAGTACAACCGCAATCATTTGACAACACCTATCTGTGTTATATGTACAAAATTAAACCATGGCGGCAAGCACTGTACAACCAATTATCAAAACACACAGGAACACTTTCTTTAGGCACACAAAGAAACTTTAACGAAACAATTACATACACCCATGGATCAAATTTAATTAATAAAACCAACGACTTACCTCCAAGTATAGACTTATATTCATTAGGAGATATGAATGTGTGGAATAAACACTTTTTAAACATTGTGTCAGAAGGATTGCATGGAACATATTATCCTGTGTGGATAACAGAAAAAACTTTCAAACCTATAATAGGCTGTAGACCTTTCATAGTGTACGGACATCCTGAAACTACAGAACGTTTGCAATCCATTGGGTTTGAAACTTTTGATGATGAGTTTGATCATGAGCCACACCCTGAATTTACAGAGCATGCCAACCAAATTGGAAAAATTGTTGATACTATAAAGACACAAAATTTAAAAGTATGGTATGAAAAATTAAAACCAAAAATAAAACACAATTTTGAAAACTGGCGTACATATGCTATATAAAACACAACGAAGCAATGAACCAAGTAAAAGAATTTATATGTTAATTTTGAGCAAATATCCAACTGACTGGGCATCTTATCCGATGATTAAAAAAGTATTCGACCAAATCGTAGGCGACAATGTTTTAGTAGTTGATACAATATGGAGCACCATGGCCGAATACAAAGACAATATCGATCGTTGGTTGAGTAAGCCTCATCACAAAGTTATTGTAATGAATTGGTGGGATGAATTTCCTGCACACAACGATTATGTTGGGCAATATGGGAACAACGATAGAGTATTAATTTTAGATTATATGGCTAGTTGGTTTAATATATGTGATGAAAAATTTGTGCAGTACTCATGGGAGCAAGTACAGCCTAGTACATTCAAAAATGTATTTTTGTGTTATCAAGGCAAATGGAAATACAATCGCGATGCATTGTTCAAATCGTTACACAATTGGTCAGTGCCAGGAATTATTACATTGGCCGGTGAACATATATTAAAAGACAATATCCCTGCACATGAAGGCAACGACAGTATATACAATCCTGGCCCTGAGGAGTCTGGCTACTATCCAAACGACATTTATTCGTTGGGAGATATTGATGTATGGAATTCACATTTTCTAAATGTGGTTACAGAAACACTGGACGGGTCTAGTTACCCAACATGGATATCTGAAAAAACAATCAAACCTCTTATTGGTTCAAGGCCTTTTGTAATATATGGAGACCCCAACATACAAAGTGTATTGCATTCATACGGCTTAGAAACATTTGATAAAGAACTTGATTGGCCTACAGTGGACTATGAAGACAATCAATATCCAATGTATCATTATCAACGTATGAATATAAAAGTTGGACTAAAAAATTTATACGGACAAAATTTAAAAAGTTTATATCAAGAATGTTTGCCTAAACTTGCACACAACTTTTATGCATGGCGCAAAGTTGCAAAAGATCAATATGCTATATTGATGGATAAAGTGTCTGCATTTGTAAGTTGATTCCAAGTATTGTAATCCTCTTTATATTCTTGCTCACACCATTTTTGCATAAAATTTTTCTCTGTATCAAAAAATCTTTTTATATCTGGTTGGTAGTCAGATGATGGATTTAAATGAGGTATCACACTAGCTACTCCTGCACTATCGGCCAACATAGTGTTTAACTCCGTTATGTTATATACTGTCACTGTAGAATGTTTTGGTACTACTTGCCTACAATATTCGGTCTGTGATATAGTGTGATCCAAAGTCAAAATAAGATCCGGGTCATCTAACCAAGCAGTAACAGTTTTTTGTATAATTTCTTTTTCATTACCTTTGTGCGGATCACATATCTCACTTAATTCTCTACTCAAAGCACTAATAAATCTCACATAAGGATCTCGCCACACAGTAAAAAATTGAAAATCTTTTGAACATTCTTTGTTGTGAAATTTTTTCCAGTTAGGTACCTTCGACATTATTTCATTCATCGATGATGAAGCAGAACGCATTATTGGAATCACTGCAATCTTTCGATCCAAATTTATCCAATGTCCTTGTGTGTATTTGCTTTTATGATATCTTTCTAGTAAACTATCAATTGCATTTAACAATAATTTTTCTGATTCGGTAGGTATTAAAAGAGTTGGTTCTGCCTCAGGACCTTCATCTACTATTTCAAATGGTTCAATAATGCGTACGCCATTTTTTATTCTAACGTTCTTGACATCAGGCATAATTTATTATGATTTTACAAACTCATCCAAAGATTTAAGACGTTGCACTAAGTCCTTGAAATCATTAAGGTAAAGTGCATTAGGACCATCTGATGGAGCATTGTTTGGATCATCATGTACTTCTAAAAATACTCCAGCAATAGATTGTGCAACAGCACTCATACTTAATGGTTCAACCATAGTCCTATCACCTCCCGACGATTGTCCTTGTCCTCCTGGGTGTTGTACAGAGTGTGTAGCGTCAAATATAATTGGAGTGTCACAACGTTTATGATGTTCAAATCCTCGCATGTCTACAATCAAATTGCCGTAACCAAAAGATGTGCCACGTTCTATAATTACACTCTGGGTATTGCCAGTTTCTGCAACTTTCCTACAAATGTTATTGGTGTCAGTGTAAGAAAGAAACTGCCCTTTCTTAATTGTAATAATTTTTCCTGTGTTTGCCGCCTGCACTATTAAGTCTGTTTGTCTACATAAAAAAGCAGGAATCTGTAAAACATCTACAACTTCAGCAACAGATTGTGCTTGATCCGGTAAATGTATGTCAGTAGTCACAGATACTCCTAACTTTGATTTAATCTCTTGTAAAATTTTTAATCCTTCGTCGATACCAATTCCACGTTTGCTACTGATCGACGATCTATTGGCTTTGTCAAAACTTGCCTTAAACAACAGAGGCACTTCTAATTGATCACAAACATCTACAACGTGTTCAGCAATCATCATAGCATGGTCACGTGATTCAATTTGACACGGGCCTGATATAACCATCAGAGGAGTGTCATTGTAAAAATTTTCGTAATTAATTTCGGCCATTCCAGAATAATTTGTTTAAATGCACAGAGTCGTTGTTACGATTTACATCTTTAATAAAGTATGCACACTGTGGTTCGGGTGTTAATTCTAACGGGATTGCAATCAATTGATTGTTTCTTACACGTGGAAAGAACCATTCTACTTCGTTGTAGATGTTTGTGATTTGAACATCATGATATTTTGGTAACAATCCGTTTATTGGATTGAAGCAAAATGCCGAAAATGATCTATCATTTAACGAAGTTAACGGAATAATTTCTAATTCTCCTACTTCTGAATCACCTAACAGAATATGCCAATCCAAAGGCATCTGTATTTTTTTATTTGCTATTTCTAGTGTCACTGATGGTGAAGAAAAAGATTCTAAATAAATCAAAGGCATAAAGAAAAAATCTGGTTCATTCGGATCTGAATTATCCAGCACCGAAAATCTTAAATCTTCATCTACTTGATCTGGAATTTTATTGAGTACAAAGCACTCGTTGTCTACTGTTAGTATTTGCATATATTACTATTATATGCTTTATGATTGTTGGTAGTCAACCTTTGTGATATTAAAAGGATACTGTGCTTCGCGATAAAACTTTTTGCGTTCTGTAAGATGTCTTTTAGAAAATTTTGCTGTTGAACAAATATCCCAAACTTGCACGAAGTCTTTGTCTTTGGCTTTACGTATTCCTCTACCAATTGACTGTATAACTCTTACAAATGATTTACCTGGCTCTAACAATACAAGATTGAATATACGTGGCAAATTAATTCCTACAGATGCAACACCATAAGTTGCAATTATTACTTTGCCTTCACTTTCTTTCACTTCATCATATGTTTCTTTTCTATCATCAGCCTTGGTTGAGCCACTTACAAATGTTGAATCCGGCACCGCTTCTTGTAACAACTCGCCTGTCTTAATTCTATCAACCAGTATAAGTGTGTTGCCGGTTTTTGCCATTTGTTCTATAAGTTTACCAATATAATCTATTCTGTGTTGTCTGGTTACTAAAAATGTTTGTTCTTCTCTGTAATTTTTGTACTCGCAAAAATCAACCATCTGCATAACTTCGATATTCAAATTTGCCAATAAGCCTTTGTCTTGCAATTCCTTTGCACTTACTTTATTAATTACGTTACCGATCGATACATGGAGAGATTTAAAATCATGATCTGCTTTGGGTATGGTGCCAGTTAGTCCCCAACGTATGGGCACCTGTCCAAACACATTACCTAACAGTCTACGCAATACATCTGCTTTAGCCATGTGTACTTCGTCAACAATTACACACACAACATCACGTTTAAATTCTTCAATTAGATTGTCTTCTGAGTTCAATCTTTTCTTTTCTAGTATGTTTAATGATTGCCATGTAGCAATAGTATGTGTATGTCCTATTTGTTTTCTGTCACCAAAATATACGCCAACATCTAATCCCATATTGATATAATCTTCTTCAGTCTGTGTCACTAGTGATTTGTTTGGTACAATAATAACACTGCGACCATATGGCTCTATCAGTTTGCTCAATGCGGCTGTGATAATTGTTTTACCAGCGGCAGTTGCCACCTCTTGCAAACATTGTGGATTGTTTACAAAGTTATTGATAACTTCAACTTGATGATCACGCAGTTCAATTGGCTCTCCGGCGTTGTTGTGTCCTCTGGGCCACTTGACGTGTTTGAATGTTTCCGATGTGACCGGTTCAAACTTTAAGTCATAATGCTCACGTTCGTCTTCTAAGTCAAATGTGTATTGTTCGTGTTCTAATATTGGAATAATTTCGTCCAGCAAGTTCACATAAGTCAATCCGCCCTGTGTAAAAAAGGATACAGTGCCATCCCATCTGCCTAGTCTCACAGCGGGCATGAATCTTGCTCCTGGTATTTCATATTTAAATTTATTGGCCAGTTTACGTCTAGTAACCAGATCTAATCCGTCTAGTTTTACGTTGACTTCATCTTTGATTATTATATTACAGTGCGGCATCCTTTTATTATATTTGGAAACCTGTATTCAGTCAACGATAGTTGCTAAAATGTTTTCGTACTAATGAATTTCGAACATTGGTCCAGAACCGTGTTTGCCATTCGGTCGTTGCGGTCAGGACCATCTGTTCTGCGTTTGATATCCGTAGGTCGGATAACTTAAACTGCGATTGCAATTTCTTCATCCACTTGCTCTTCAGCAACTACTTCTGCTTGTGCTTGTACATCAGCAGTGATTTGATTAGTAGTCTTAGTTGGTATGCCTGTGAATCTTGTTACAGTGCCGTCTACTAGTACTTTGAATGAACCAGCAGTCTTCCAAGTTACTGAAGCATCTTCGCCTGTGTACATTTTTTTCACTACACCGTTGATAGTGCCTGCAGGAGTTTCTTTTCCTGTAATGAATTTAAATGAACCTGAACGACCTTCATAAACGGTCCCTTCGGTACATATAGTTTCTTGTATTTTATCTAATACTAATTGTGCGTTTGTCATTTGTTATTACCCTCATAGTTGGTTATTAATAATACTATTATATGGTATTTTGCCAAATACGTCAACCAGTTGTAAGTGCTTGTTTTAATTAAGGAAATCCATACCTGCATACAAAGATAACCTTGTATGACCAGATGAATTCGGTTTTACGCCATGTAATTGTGTCTTGTTATTTTTCATTAGATATCCTGTGTTAAAGTTGTATTCAAAATTATAACGCACAGATTTATCCATGTGGTAAAATGTTGTACCAGATTGACCTTGATTTTGTCCTAGATATATTTGTAGAGCAACATCCGGTCTTGGATTATCATCGCCATCAATATGTTCTTTCATGTGGAAGCCAGGCTTATCATACCATATACGTGGACTATGTACCAGTGTATCACGTTGGAAAAAATTTGTAAAGTACATTTCAACATCGGAACTATTCAGGTATTGTGACATTTTATAAAAAGAATGTTTCGAGTCACAGGTATTAGCATTTACTACTTCACGTGGAAAATGTTCTTGTTGCCCTTGTAGTTGCCAATTTATATTGTCTGTAGATAAGTCAAGCAATAATTCAGGAGCAAATATTTCTTCAACTAGGAATAAATCGTTAGCAGAATCAACAGCCGTGACTTTCATTTTATTTTTTTGATTTTTTTGTGCGGTGTATATTTTCTTTTAGGAAATCCAAAAACCATGGGTTATCTCTAAATACACCAATTAACCAATTTGACAACGAGTTAGTAGTTTGTTCTTCAGATTCATCATCTTTTAATGGACCACCGGGTTGGTTTAGCGATGAATGATACACAATGGCATGCATAACTTCATGTAGCATTGTGTTAGCAAGATCGTCATTATCTAGTTCTTCGTGTATTTCAATCTTGTTCTCACGATTCAGATATTGACCATAACAATCTGTGTTGTCTTTTTTGAAAGATGCTTTCACATAATCAATGTCAATGTCTTTCCAGCCTACTTTTATCTTTGTTGGTTTGCTCATTTAATATATGTATTTAATTCATTGTAAGTGATCTGTTTACAGTTGTCAAGAGTGAAAAACTGCTGAGGCAAATCTCCTTCAACAAATGTCCAACTAATATGGGAATTTTCTTGCATAAACCCATATATCTGTTTGGCCCAGTGTGTTTGATTTACAACAGTGTTTTCATCGTCATATGCATTGGTGTTTTTGTATATGTTTATATTTGGCCCGTCTTTTGCACAATCAAATCCTATACAAATTAAATTAGTGTGTCCATCATGAATTGCAATGTGCATGGCAGTAGTTCCCGCACCCATATATGGATTGTTTGGAATTAAATTTACTGAGCCTCCTATTCTGGTCATATTCAAATGATTTGTGTACACAGTATTTTTTTCGCCGTATTCTGAATCTTTTATTTCCTGGTAAATTTTTCTATCAACTGCTACCAAATAATCAGGTTCGTAATCACGGAACAATGCATTGCAACCATAAGTGTCTTGAGGTAATTTGTATAAGTCAAAATCTATCCTCGATTCTCCATTACCAATAATGTATGCATCTTTGCTCGATACATCATTAAACACAGTGCGTGGCATCCACACACGTTCTTCGTGTTTCTTGCCTTGCCTTATTATGATGTTGGCGATTATCTCTTCGCCTTTGTATTCTGATAAAGCCATTATAAATTTTTTAAAATATTTTCTGCAGATGATTTGTCAATATTTTTTTCATCTACAAACATTGTTTTTATTTCGTTGCCTTCTACTACTGCGGCAAACCTTTTACATCGATTGCCAAGTGTATCCATGTCTTCAAGTAGTCCCATCTGTTCTGCAACTTCACCAAATGGATCAGCTGCCATTGTAATTTCAGAGCCTTCATGATTCATATAATCGTCAAATGCCATCATAACAAAAGGATCATTCACACTCATACAAATTATTTCCTGTATGCCTTTCTTGTACAATGCTCTTTCATTTTTAATAAAGCCTGGCATATGTTTTTCAGTACAGCCTGGTGTGAAAGCACCTGGGATTCCTACTAGTATAACCTTCCTGTCGCCAATGTATTGATCAATGTTATGTCCTTCAAAAAGAGGGCCTTCTTCTTCGTGTGTGGGTATAAACACTTGTCCTGTGGGCATACCGTAATGTTTGAATTCAAATAATGACATACTGTAATTTATCCTTTTCCGCGAAGCCTTATGAATCTTTTCTTGGTAACAGCTTCCCATTTACCAGATCTTGTAAGTTGCTCTTTTATAATTTTTGGCACCACTTTGCCAACATCTTTAATGTGTGACTTGCCGTCAAAGTTTTCTCTCACATACTTCATTAATGTATTTTTAGTGTGTGTGCTTGTTTCTGATATAACTTTGTCCATTAAATCTTTAACTGCTTCTAATGTATCATGCTTGTCGCCTTTGCCATCTTGAGGTCTCACCCTAGCAAATCCAAGCCACGACATTTCTTGGCCTCTTTGGCGTTGATAAAGCACACTTCTTTTGTAATACAATTTTCCGTCTAACACACAGGTTTCGGTGTGAGAAATATCTCGCCAATTTAATTTTTCTTCTTCTGTAAACACAGTGTCTGGTTCGTCTACTCTGATATAAATGTCTTCGTTCATTATTTGTAATTCTCTGTGATCAGTGGATCTAATTTTATTTCTGCAGGATTTGGTTTTCCGTGAAACACAGCAACACAACAATCTTCAGGCAATTCTCTTCGGCCAATTACATCATTGCGTGAATAACTTGGGTCTCCTTTAATCATTCCTATTTCCCATTTGTAACTCATAATCCATTCTCTAGGCCACACACAAGAATGAGGGCGTTCTGCTGTGACATAGTTTTGGTCACCTTGATACGATGACATCACCTTTTCATGATTGTCATAAAATTTATTCCACATGTTAACTTCTTGTCCTGCATTAAATTTTATTACAGATGAATTACGTGTCTTAAAATCTTTTATTCTGCATCTGTTAAAATCCTGTATAATAACAAATGCATCGCCTTCAAACTCCCAAAGGTGATCAATGTTGTTAATGATTACTACATCCAAATCCATAAACACAACTTTTCCTTCTAATCCTATATCATCTCTAAACATATGAACTTTGTTCCACCAAGTTTTATACAATGGTTTTATTATAATTTGTTTTATATTCGAATTGACATCCTTTTTATTGTCTGTGATAAGATTAAATTCTACATCAGTAGAATGTCGCGTAACCATATTGTATAGTGTGTTTACATACTCTGGACCGTATTTTATTCCAGTACACACACAGACAAATGTTTTTTTCATATGAATGACCATTGATTAGTTAAGTGGTTGGGTGATAAATGTTTTTTGATGCGACGCCATGGGATACCCTTTTCTATTTCGTCCACAAACCATTCGCAGTAACTTAATCGATTCAGCCAATGTTGTCTGTCTGGCTTTTGTAAAACATTAATATCGCCATCTAATGGGTTTCCTACTTCATAGCATAATGAACTGTCATGTACCATAACAGGAATGCCAGCCATTACTGCTTCGATACCTGGATTAGAATTATAATTTATGACACAATATGCTTCTTGTAGTCGTTCATCAAAATTAACATTGTCACCTTTTGTAAATCGAGGAAAGTCTTCTTTTACATTTGGATATTCAGTAAGCATTAATTTAATGTCTTCTTTGTGTCGCGGATGTTGTCTAACTATTATTGGTCTGTAACTTGATGCTCTTATGTGTTCGATAGTATCTCGCAACCAAACTTTAACAGGGCCGGCAGTCCATGCCTCAGACTTTGTGTTCTGCAGACAGATTATAATTGGGCCACTTTCGTCTACATTGCACCATGGCTTTAACGACAGTCCTAATTTTCTTGCCCTTGAATCGTCCACGTGATCTACATCTTGATTAGCAAAATTGGCCACACTGTTGATACCGCCTATGCCTATTCGCCATGTTTTGTTTCTTATCAATCCACCTACTTCTATTACAACTATTTTTGCTTTGTCTTTGTAATAATCATAAATTGGTTTGCGACCATACATATTCAACAGAACCGACCATATTACTACCACGTCTGCTTCAGGCCGTTTGTTATTATCACATACCACATAATCCTCACTTGCAAGTGAGCGTATGAATGCATCCATAACCGGTATGCCCGCCTTTGCGGCTGTGTCTTTGAATACTGCTATCTTCATTTCCAGTGGTCATGCTCCCATTTAACTTTTAATGATGCTTTACTGTTTTTAGCATCTTTACGATCACCTTTCAAGTGATCCATATATTCTCCCAGTTCTGAATTGACGAAAGGATGCTTTGATCCTCGATATCCTAAAAATCTTCCATCATTCAAATCATTGTCGAGATTTCTTTCAGTTGTATCTATCCTTGCCGCATCGTAAGTGAAAGAATCTGTAAAGCCTTTTAAGTTTTTCCACAAGTCTTCATCATAATATTGTTGCCAACGATTAAAAAATGCTTTTGCTTGTGGCATCTGCAAATTGAATGTTATAAATCCAGTTTCTGAAAATCCCTTTTTAGGCCTACCTAAAAATGTTGAAAATTTATCTGCCGGAGCAATATGTTCTAACCACGTCATTGGAATATCTTTGTATGTAACTGTATCAGCATCAACAAATATTAATCTGTCAGTCTTGCAACGTTTTGCCGCATCAATCATACAGAACACTTTCCACGAAAATCTCACAGCATCATATTCGAATGCTGAACGTAACGGTTTTTCCATACGTTGTTTAATATACTCGCTGTCCTTGTTGCGTTCTATAAATTTTTGCAATGCTGGTTGTGTTTCTTTAAGTGTGTAATATTCAGTGTTTACTGCTCCGAATGATTGTGCAACATCATCGGGATAGTATATTTTTTTTACTTCTTGCGGCCAGTGTTTCTCGATTGACTGTATGCATCTTCGACCATACACATCCCAGTGTTTTGAACCCCATGTTGTTGTTACTGTAAAACTACTCATTTTCTCGCCATTCAAAATCTAAATTTAAAGTTTGTCTAGTGCCAGATGGTTGCGGATATGCGCCATGTAACATATCACTTGGCATGATAATAAAAGTTCCTGGTTCAGGGTCAATATGATAAGAAAGCAAGTTTTCGTCTTCTTGCAAGACAAAATAAAATGCTCCATCGCCGTCCCATCTTCTTTTCGGCATCCGCAGATAAGCCACTGTGCTGATACGGTTAGATACATCTGTCTTGCCTTTTTGATGACTGTGCAATGTGTGATAAGAATATTCCTCCCCTTTAACAGTCCATGCCCCAACACATGCTAACTTGATATCTTTGTCAAAACGTTTCTTCCATTCCAGTTTGCACTTGTCCTTTAATGCTTGTACTAATGATTCCCATTCATTGCTATTCTTGTTAAACAGTTGCCATTGTTGTGAATTTTTGCCTTTAGTTGAACGCAAATTAGTAGACAAATCTATTGCTTTGTCTTCATCAGTAAAGTTATCAATAATAGGTAATACTTCATCTAGGCGTATTTTGCTTTTGATTATCCAATTACTCATGTGCTTTGATAAATTCATGCAAATTTTTTGCAATTAATTTATGTCCTTCTTGATTTGGATGATATTTGTTGGGTGAGATATATTTGTTATCTTGAAACTTTGTGAGTTCTAAAGTTTTGTTATTTGTTTTTGCACCAAACATCTCCACTGCACTTTGTGGTAAAAATTTTGTTTCGTCTATGCCATGATATTTCCAATCTATATTGGTCCATCCTTCTATGTAAAAATCTTTGTAGCCTCTTTGCTGGCACATTCTCTGTAGTGCTAGGATTGATATATTTGCTTTGTGATAATCTAATTCATCTGATTGCACTTCACTAAAATAAAACTTTGTTAAATGACTCTTATCACCAGTGGGTCTCAACACTTTTGGTTTATTATCTTCGAAGTACAAATATCTTGCAGGATTGGTTATAAAAAATACACAAATACAATTATCTAATTTTCGAGTTTTAATAAATTTGTCTAATTGTAATACTAACGAATCAATAGTACTGCCTTGTTCTGCACAATTAATAAAATTTGCAGTATCTAAACTTTCATGCAGTATATCGCCAAATGCAAATTCGTGTGTTGCAAGTTCTGTGCCTACTGGCCAACTGTCACCAAATACTACTAAATTCATTTTTTTAAATCCGATACAGACCAACCTTTGTCTGTAATTACATTTATACCCCTTGCTCTTTTTTGTGAAGTATCTTTGAGAACATCATTTACAACTACTCTGCATCCCTGTGACACACCCAAAATAAGTTGATCATAAGGTACCATATGTGTAGCTAGTTGTTGTTCTGTAAATCTGCGTGATGATTCTTTTCTAGCAGACACTAGTATAATTGTATCGCCACGCATGTCTAGTTCGTCTAACGCATCACGGACTCCTGGTAACAATTCAGCATCTTCAAGATCAGAGTATCTATGTTTGTGTTTAAAAATTGTGCCGTCGAGATCGATGAAGTAAGTTGCATGTTTATCTGTTTGATATTCTAACAGCATATTTGTATACAAAAATAAGTCTTCAGGAGTACCAAGAGGTTTGTATGTATCAATCTCTTTTATCAGAACCTTTTTATCATCTTGGATAGCTTGATTAAACACTGGACAAACATAAAACTCGTTGTTAGTGCGGATATTTTTTTCAATCATTTGCTCTGCATACTTTACATAATCAGACCCTTTTTTCCAATAATACACTCCTACAGTTGCATCGTTTGAGATTACTGTTTTTTCGTCTGTTTCTGTGACAAATCCTTCTGCATTAACTTTTGCGTAACTGTGTTTGGGGTTGTTACTTTTGAAAGTCAACATGCCAGCATCTGCACCACTCCAATATGATATTGTGTCAGCACTGTCCCATTCAATCCACTGATCTGAATTTGAAATTACTAAAGGTTGATTGTTGTTAATAAAATCTTTTGCTAACAAAGTAGTGCATGCCGCACCCTCTGTCATGCCGTCAACTTGAACTATGTTACAATCGGGTGTAAGAACATTCAGAAGATCATGAAGATTATACTGCTCATAGTGTTCTTTCTGTACCACATATGTGTAATTGGCATCTATGTCAAGAGTTTCAACAGCAATTTGAATCATAGGCTTACCTCTAACATCAATCATAGGCTTAGGTAGAGGGTAACCAACTTCAGCAAATCTACTGCCGGAACCAGCCATTGGTATTAATACGTTAATTTTTTTCATTTGCTCTCCAAATATTTAAATGGATAATTTGTACACACTCCTAAAACGCCTTCTGGAATTAGGTTATTTGGTTCCCAACCTAGTTCTGGCAGAACACAATATCCACCAGCAATAGTTTTACCTGGATAGCACCACATATCGCCACGTGATGTTAACACAACTGTTTCCTCTGTGTGATAGAATACACGTTTATCTAATGATAACATTTCTTTTAGTGCTTCTGTATTTTTTGCATGAAACCAAGCACGTTTATCTTCCAACAGCCAGTCTGGCAAAATATCAGTTGGAGCATCATGACCTAAAAAGAACAATCCGTCGACATACCATACATCTACCTCAACATCAAATCCTGCTTCCAGAGCCTTTTTAATTGTGCCTGGACGATTTTCTAACTGTTCGTCTTTTCCGTTTAGTAATCCGCGATGTGCTATTATTTTCATTGCATTGCCTTCTGTAATCTTTTTACATCGTCCGGAAAAAAACATTGTTTTGTTTTTTGGTATAACCATTCATCTCTTAATTGTACTGTTGATGTTCTTATTCTTTTTGCTGTCGAGTCTTGTGTAATTTTTTTTACTTTGATCATAACATCTTCTAAAAATATATATCTATCAACTGCCACGGCAAGATCTTTTGTGTAAGAATCTAAACACCAATGATGAAACTGTGGTGGCCAAAAATAGCCTAGTGCATCACGCCATTGTCTTGCAATAGTTGGGTGTGGGCATGTTTGATGTTCTAGTCCATGCTTTTTACCTGTGGCTGTGCCAATTGCAAATATGCCATCTGGATGTCGTAACAGTTGATCTAAAAATATAAGATCCCATGCAGGCGTAATAAACTCTACATCGTCGCCGACCATTTTGTACATTTTACTGTGTTCGCTTTCTGCCAACACGTTCCAACTCATCACTGTGCTTCTGTCTGGACCTATGTCCACATCACGCAAGTTGTGTTTTTTGTATTGATCTAAAGTTGGGTCATCATCATTGAGATAAAATTTTACTTTAATTTTGTCAGGCCACTTGGCCGTGTCATATGCAGATTGTTCCATTCTTTTTGCAAGATCGGGACGTCCTCTGCTTGGGCAACATATGGTTATATTAGTTTCTTTGTCCATGTGGTTGGCGTATGCTCGTTATCAATTTCTATAGGCAAAGAATAGTTAAATTTTCTTATGCCTCTAGTTCTAATGTATTGTAACGTATTTTGTATGCCTTCTGCAATAGAAACTTTGGTTTCGTAATTAAAGTATTTTCTAATCTTGTCAGACGAGCAAGTTGCATACTTCACTTCTTTGGGTCTACCCGGCATATATTCATGCTCACCATTGTAACCAGTTGCATTGGCTGTAAAGTTAGCAAGTTCATTAATGGTAACATAATCTTCATCTGGGCCTATGTTGAATATTTCTCCCACAGCAGAATTATCAAAACACACTTTGTCAAATACTTGCAACGTATCATCTATGTATGAGAAGCATCTTTTTTGTTCACCATCACCATATATTATGCAAGGCTTACCTTGTAAGTTTCTGTGTAAGAATATTGATACTACATTTCTAAAAGGATCATCGTACACTTGATTAGGCCCGTAGATATTATGTGGCACAACAATCGTCCAGTCAATACCATTCACATCACACAGACATTTTACTGTGTCCTCAGCGGCCACTTTGGCAATGCCATATGGATCTTCTGGTGCTGGCGTCATATCTTCTGTAAACGGTGGTTCTTGCTGGCCGTATCGCGCCATGGAACTTAGGTATACAAAACGTGTGATCTTGTGCTTAATCGACGCTGATAACACGTTTACGGTAGCATCAAATGTGTTTCTTGTTACAAGCACCGGCGATACAACGCTCAATCCTTCGTATGCTGTGCAGGCCGCATGAATTACCAATTCAAATTTTTCTTTAGCAAACAGTTGATCGAGTGCTGATTGATCACAACAATCTATTCTTAGTGTTTGAACTTCTGTGAGATTGTCGTCATATCCACCAACACCGTTGTCAATACCAATTACTGTGTGGCCTTGATTATGATATCTCTTAGCAAGATGCGAACCTACAAAACCTAATGATCCTGTAACTAATATCTTCATTCATATACCCCAATTGATCCAACTTTGTGTTTTGGGGGTCCTAATATTTCTTCGACCGCTTTTTGTACGCCTGTGTTTCTATGGAAAAAATCGTGGAACACAATTTTACCTTCTGACAATATATGCACATTCTTTGTTAACAATTTCATCCATTCATACGTATGATTTGCATCAATAAAAATTAGATCGTAAAATTCAGGTAAAGGCTTTTGGTTCAATTCCATCACATAATTGATTGCATCAGCAGTGACATAATTTATATTGATGTCTACTTTTATATTTTGTTTTGTTTGTAAAATGTTTTCTTCGAACACATCCAAAGTTGTGATTGAACCTTTGTTGCCTGCGTCGTATTTTGCTTGAGCCATTATACTTGTAGACAGGCCGTGGTAACAACCAAGTTCTAGTATAGTGGACGATTGATATGCACACTCATACAAATAATGTGCTTCTATAGGTTGCAACCAACCTTTTATATCTGATTTAATTACACCATTTTCGGTTGGCAGGTGTAATAGGCTGTCATGATATTCATTTAACATAGATACAGTCTCTAGTAACTTTCACTGCTCTTTGATATCCAAGTTCAACTAACAAGTCGTGACTGTCGTTTTTGGTGTAACCATATGCTTCTGAATTAAGCACACATCTTTCTATTATTATGACAGGCGAACAACGTTCTAGTGTTTTCCTTGCTCCGTTAAGTACAGGGATTTCAAGTCCCTCTACATCTATCTTTAACACATCAATTACATCATAGTTGTGTTCGTCCATTGTTTTTAAAACAATATCGCCTTCTTCGCCAGGCCATACTCTTGTAGAGCCTAGATGTTCTTCTATTGCAACTGCAAGTTTACCTTTGCCTGGTTTGTCTGCAAGTCCATAATCATTAAGAGTAATATTTGTTTTGTCTTTGGTGTTTATTTTAAAACATTCTATATTGTAATCAGCAGGCTCAAACGCAGTGACTTGATCAAAAATATCAGCATAATAATTTGCCCATCTTCCAACGTTCCCGCCAACGTCTATCATGTGTGTTCTTCCGTTTGTGCGTTTCAATACTTCTTCATGTATTTTGTTGTCGTGCTCTTTTACATTGCCGCCAACATGATGTACCG